ATCTTGTTCAATCGCCAGAGCGCAAAGGCTCAGGACTAAAAGAATCCTGGGATATTCGCTCGACAGACGAACTACAACTTGACTCTAAGAACGCGTATGTCATCGTTCCACGTCGCGACATTATCGGAACCTCGTCTGCTCGCTCAGGCGCAGGTGCAGCTAAACTCCCTAACACAGCTTTTGTTGGTCGCATCTGGAGAGCTCACCCGCGCTACTCTGAAGAGGCTGATTCCAGTCTCCGCGGTCTACTTGATCTTTGCTCAGAGCTGCTTTTGCTCAACCGTACGTTCCGCGCAACCGCGCGCTCTCGCTTAAACGCTGGTGCCTTATATCTACCAGACGGTCTATCTGTTGCCGCGTCTCCAGATCCTGACTACCCATATGATGACGAGAACGATCTAAATCCTGGCATGACAGCCGAGGAAGCAGCCGACGAGTTTGAGGATCAACTCATGGATGCGATGACGACTCCGATTCGTGATGAGGATTCAGCATCCGCTGTTGTGCCACTTATTATTCGTGGACCTGCAGAGCTTGGCGACAAAATTAAGCAGTTTAAGTTTGAGCGCTCGTTTGACCCTGCACTTGCACAACGTGCAGATCGCGTCCTCGAGCGTATCCTCCAGGGACTTGACGTTCCTAAGGATATTGTTACCGGCCTTGCAAACGTTAAGTACTCTAACGCGCTACAAATTGATGAAGCCTTATACAAGTCTCACATTGAGCCTCTTATGCTTCTTATTGCGGACGCTCTTACAGTTGCATACCTACGCCCTGCGCTTATCGCAGGAGGCTTCGCGGAAGAAGACGTTCGACGTATTACCGTTTGGTTTGATCCTTCACAGGTTGCCACACGTAATGACAGAGCGGCCGATGCAGACTCAGGCTTTGACAAGATGGCGGTGTCTTACGAGACATGGCGTCGCGCTCACGGTTTTGCAGCTACCGACGCACCGGATCCAAACGAGCTTGCCATCCGCCTTCTCGTGGAGAAGGGCTCTATCTCTCCAGAGCTCACCCAGGCAATGATTGGAGCTATTGCTCCCGAGGTTATGAAGTCTGTTCGTGATTCGCAGCAGGCAGACTCCGTTGCTCCCGTCCCTCAGGAGATTCAACAGATCTTAGAAAATGCAACTCCTCCTGCTCCAACAGAGCCGGCAGAAGAAGAATTACCACCAGCATTACGGGAAGGCATCTAACTAAAATGGAACAACCAAAGGTTAATAAGGCAGATCTTGCTGATGTGGTTGCTAGCGCTGTAGCTCTTTATCTTGAAAGACAAGGTGTAGCTGTACAGTACACAGAAGCAACCTCACCTTATGAAGGCGCGCCTTTAGTTGAGCAGATTATAGATGACCGTGACGGTTGCCCTCTATGCGGTGACGCAGGTTGCGTATGCCCAGGATGCGACGCAGGCATATGTCTATGTGATGACGATTGCATGTGCACCCAATGTCTATCTGCAGACGAGTATGGACAGTACTCGTCTCAAGATATGTACTTCTCATTTCAAGAGCAACAGGCTGAAGCTTTAGTAGCCGCAGGAATTATCGTTGCCGAAGAGCAGGACCTTGCCGCAGCTCTCTTAGAGATTGCGACTAAGCACGGAAAGTTTAACGAGGACCGTACAGGTATCTGGGCAGGATATACTCCTGCGGCAGAAAACGAGTATAAGGAAATCGGCGTTAAATGTATTAACTGTGTACTCTATGAAGGTCCTGGCGTTTGCAAGATTATCGAGCAGCCAATTGAAGACGACGGCAAGTGCCGTTTTGCAGTTATCCCTGACGGTATCGTTAAGGTTGAAGACAGCCAGATTAACGCTTCCTCACAAGAGCCTATTGATCTCCTAGACTCGTTTGACGCGTCTGCGTTTGCAAACAAGGGTCCTTGCTGGGACGGCTACAAGCAGGTAGGAATGAAAAAGGGCAAGAGCGGAAAGATGGTTCCCAACTGTGTCCCTGTCGATGCGTCCGATGACTCAGAGTTTGCAGTCGATGAAGAGACTGACGAATGTCCAGAGGCTACGCAGGATATTGAATTAAACTTAAAGAATCGTCAAAATGCAATTGACAACGTTGGCTATGGCCCGTTGAATCCTGACGAGCCTAACGAAGAATTTTGGAATGAAAAAGCTGACAAGTGGAAGACAACTGCCGCTGAAGCAAAGACCGCAGTTTGCGGAAACTGTGTATTCTTTATTCGTACTCCAAAGATGCTTGATTGCATTTCAACAGGATTAGAGCAGGGTGACTCAAGCGCAGTTGATGCAGACGCAGCTATTGACCAGGCAGAGCTTGGATACTGTGAAGCACTAGACTTTAAGTGTGCCGCGTCTCGTACATGTAACGCGTGGGCAACCGGCGGACCTATTACTGCAGCAAGCTCACGCAAGGCTCCAAAGAAAGATCGTATCCGCGGCTCAAAGAAAAACAAGCCAGGATCTGCTTCAGGATCTAAGAAGATTGTTTTCTCTGCACGCACAGAGGCTGGTCTTCGCAACAAGGTAGAAGCGCATAACGAAAAAGCAAAGCCTGGACGTAAGGCAACACTTCCAATGTTAAAGGCTGTCTATCGTAGAGGCTCAGGCGCGTTCTCATCTAGTCACCGACCAGGTATGACTCGTGACGGTTGGGCAATGGCTCGCGTTAACGCGTTCCTTAAGCTTTTAAAGTCTGGCTCACCTGCAAATCCAAATTACAAGCAGGATAACGATTTATTGCCTAAGGCGCATCCTCGTTCTTCCCGCGCAGAGGCTTCAATAATGCAACATGAACTTTTATCTATCGCGCTTAGATCTGCAGACGAGTACGGGTCACCTGAGCATGCTATTCACGCGATGGCTGAGTATTCATCATTAGGCTACGAGGCAATCCCTGCGCTACGCGGTGCATGGCTACGAGGTGTAAGAGACGGGGATATCCCGTTTGAGCGAGCATATACACTAGCGACAAAACTTTATGAATCTAAGGACGCAGACTTACTTCCAAAGAAGCGTAGAGGAGCTGAGTAATGGATACACCTCTAAACGATAAGATCGAGCGTACGCTAAAGCGTAAGGCTGCACGCAAGAAGAACGACAGTAACTACATGCCTGTCCTTTCTCTTCATCAGCAAGTTCTTGCACTTGTCTCCGAGGCAAACTCTAAGGTTTCTCAGGAGCGTCACGTAACTCCACGCTCTGCGCTTACAGTAATGAATCGTTCTCTCGCAAGCTTGTCTTCGCTTGACAGTGACGCTAAGGATTTTGCAGTCCTTCGCGAGGTATCACGCTTCCTCAACGTTGCAACAAAAACATTTACGGCTAGCCAAACACATAACACAGATTTACTAGTTGCAGGTCACCCGCTGTCCACCCTTAACGCCTCACTGTCAGGTGAAGAGTTTCTTAAGAAGAACGCGCGATGGATTGCAGCCGATCCTTCTATCGACGAGTCAATTCGTCCTCTAGTCGCATCCGCGCATGCAGCAACACCAGGGTCTATCGAGCGTGAACACGCATTTGCACGACTCAACGCAAACAAAACTCTTCTTGCCGCGTACTTCAAGATTGATAGCCTTTCACCTATCATTGCCGCGTTTGGCAGCGGTAACTCTTCTGCAGCTCGACGTGCACGTGTTGCCCTACAGTGGCGTGACCGTAAAGGCCGCTGGGTTGAAATGGGACGCGGTGCAGACTTTAACTTCCGTATGCCTGATGGCTCTGTTGCTAGAGCCTCGGGCGTCTATGTTGGTGTTAGACCTCAGCGAGCTGGAGAAAACTTTACCGCGGGTCTTATTCAAGTTTCAGGAGATAAAAACTTACCAGACGGTATCTATGCTGTTAGAGCTGGAGACGTTGAAACGTACGCAGCGCGTCTTACTCCCGCACAGCTTAAAAAAGCAGGAGTCTCAAGCAAGGTAAAAGTTGACCAAAATCAAGTTAATATTCCTACAAGAGATAACCTTGTTGCCGAGCGCCTAGACGCTCCTACAGGCTGGACAAAGGTAGACGATAATACATTTACGTCAGATGATAACTACACCGCTAAGTTAACCGACGGCAAGTATACTCTCTATCGTCAAAATGAAGATGGCTCACTTGCGGACAAGGTTGGCGACGCAGGTAACTGGGCTGATGTTAATGATCTCGCTAACGGAGATCAAGAAGCATATGATGCAGTTAAGGGTCAAGACTCTTCTGCACAACAACAGCAGATTAAAGCTCGCCTAGATGGTAGAACAGCGCACAACGCAGAGTTCGACAGACTTGAAGAGCTTGTTAAGAGTGGCGTAGATCAAAACGGAAACACGGTTCCTCCCGGCTGGGAAGGCGTTGTTAAGCCAGGCAGGGCAGCTGATGTTCAACGTAGAGATATCGGCGCAGATATTGTGTATGCTGAAGAAGGACTTCCTTCAGTTGAGTATAGGAAAAAAATTGCAGATGACAACGGAGACCCTGTCTTCGCTGAAGCAGAGTTCTATCGTGACGGAACGTTCGCAGCCTATGACAAGAAGTACGATTCATGGGAAGAAGCAGACGCAGATATCCCGCGCTGGATTAAGGCAGAAGAAGACAAGCGCGGTCGCTCACTTGAGCCTATTGCCAATGTCCCATCGACTGAAGTAACTGGTAAAGAAATCTACGAACGTCGTATAGCAACAGGTGATTCACTTGACAAGGTTGCAAAAGATCTTGGAATTCCTCGCGAAGAAGTTCGCCGTCTAGAAGCAGAGTACGGACGCTCTATTGATTCATCAGAGCCATTTGATGTTGAAACTGCAATTGATGACGCAATGAAAGCTTTACCGAAGTCTCTTTTAGAAAAAGTAGTCCCCGCTTCTGAAGACGATGCCTACCGGTGGAGTGAATCTGAGCGAACCGAACATACTGACGCGGGCTCATATTTTAGTACATTTAGCCAAATTGCAAGCGAGTTTTTTAACTTGTTTAACCGTGATAGAGACACAAGTTCTTTCGAAGAGGATATGGCAGATATCCTTAATAGAAGATCTACTGGGTATAAGCCAGTATTTACTGAAGAAGCCGCGTCAAGAATAAAAAATGCAATATTAAAAAAATATGAAGATGTGAAAACAAATAAAATAAGCGATGAAGAATTCGTAGAGTCACTGCCTGCTATTCTAGTAAATGCACCTTCAGGAACAAACGTAAATATTAAAAACTTCTATGCGTACGGCGATGATCTACGACTTAGCCAAGGTACCTATCGGTTATACTACGAGATCGAGAACGAGATAAATGGATGGGCGTTTAATCAGGCTGCTGGGAAAGAGCACGAAATAGACTTTGCAAAAGCAAAAGATGTTATTATTAGCACTTCGTTTCATGCAGCGACGCTAGAGGTAAGTAATAGAGTTCGTCGTGAAGGGCTTGCAGCATTAGATGACCTAAAGAATAATAAAATATCTAAACAACAGTTTATGAGCACTGTTGCAGATGCTATATTAGGAAAGGACAATGCTGGCGCACCTATTAGACCAACTATGAGTCGAGAAAATATTGCGCCTTTCCTAACTAGGTGGATAGACGATAAAAAAGATGATGGGTACAACCTTGGCTATGTACGACCAAAAATAGCTCCAGACCCTGACGGAAACACAGATGCTGTGTACAAACCTATCAAACTAGCACTCCACTATCCTGACGGAACGTTTGCGTCCGACTCTGAAAGAAATAAAATTGTTAATAGACTTTTAGATATACCGGGAATTAACATTGTTGGTCTTGATAAATCAAGTGGACCACTAGACGAGGATGCTTCTATATTTGATAGAATGTTAAGTCTTCTGCATTCAGATAGCGTTGAAATAACACTTGACTCTGCAATGCTAAGACAGGCTGAGCTAGATAGCCTTATAGAAAAGTCTGGTACTTCAGAAATACGAGACACACAACTTGCATTTTCACCTTTTGGTCCAATAGTACAAGTTAAGCCTGGAGTGACAAGAACAGTAAAGGCGTATAGTACAGAAGATACAGAAAAAATACTCGACGAGATATTCCAAGAAAATGGTTTTAGATCTGCAGAAGCTGAAAGAAGAACTGCAGCTCGCGTTGCCGATGCTGACGCTGTAGAGAAGTACGATGATGAGATTAGAGCAAAAGCAATTGCAAAAATTCATAAGCTTGCCGAAGTAACAGATGAGACAAACGATGAAGGCAGATACTTTTTTGACTACGAACTTGGCGAAGATTCTATTCTATATGAGTATTCCGACAATGGGCCTAGCGGTGAGAATGGTAAAACTCTTCTAGAAAATATGAAAATTATAGTAAAAGAACTAAAAGAAGTTGGCGCATCTATTAGATTAGTAAATAGGGCAGGTGGCACTGCTGGCGCACTAGGTGAGCGCCCAAAATCTTACAGAATAACGTTTGACGATCCAATGAAGGTAGCTGATATTGCAGCTACCTTTGCTCAAACATACGTTGTAAATCATGGCAGTTGGAAGTCTTCTAACGCAGATGACACAGTTAAGTACGCTATTGAGGATATTGCTCAGCAGATCCAAGAGAAAGAGCTTGCTAGCTTGCCGAGTGATGATTCCGGTACATCACCAAATGATGAGAATGGTGAAGGCCCAGAAAAGTCATCCTCAGGACGAACACCAGACTTACTTACAGAAGATGATGCGAAGCAGCTCAATAATCTTGTAGATAACACATACAGTGTAGATGCATTAGATTCAGACTATGAACTTTACAAAGATAAAAATGGAGATTTAACTCTTAGAGCTCGCGTAGAAGATGGCACTGATGGCGGAGTAGTGCTTAGTGGGTTTACATATATTGATGTTGCTAACATTTCAGATGACGGAAAAGTTACTTGGAAAAATGATGACGTGCGTGAAGAGCACCAAGACAACTTTGTTGCGTCTATTGACTCTATGCTATTTTGGCATGATCTAAATGACGGACGTGCTCGTCCTAAGGATTTCATCTATTTTGATGGAGAAACAGGCGAGACTATCGACACACTTCTAACTGATAATACTGAAGGCACTAAAGAGTACTTTGGTAACTTAGTAGAGAAAGTGCATGCGGCAGGCGGAAGTATTGAAGATGAAGAACTATCTAGCAAAGAATTAAAGTCTCTCTTAAATAGACCTTCTGGCAGTATTTTTAGAGTATTCCTGCCTAAGGATATTTCTGATAGTCAACTTACAGATATAGTCACTGCTGGTTCTTGGGACAGCACTGACGAAGAAGATATTAAAGATTACGTTGAGAGTATTAAAAAGCAAAGAGACAACTCCGGCCCAGACGAGCCGTCAACTCCTCCATCAGGAGGAACTCCACCTAAGACTCCTAGCCCTAACGTGCCTTCAGCTCCAGGTCTATTTAATGGATTTAATGTTCCAGATGGAGCGTTTAAGTTTAATACAGTAGACTATACTCCAGAAGGTCGCATCGATGAGGCTAGCAACGATTTCACAGACGACCCACAGAAGCTAGCAACTAAGTTTACACCACAGGAACTTGTTCAAGCCTTGTCACAGGCATTACTTGGAAACTCTACAGACGCAGCGCTCGCGGAGATTCTTAACGCGAACGTAGATGATGATAACGATATTCTCGACCCTGCAGAGATTCAAGACAGTGTAAATATTCCACAGGTAAACTTAGGAGTTCCTTCTGGTGCAGGGCAGCTTGAGTTTAATGCTGGCGCAGAGTTTGTGCCTGCCGAGGCGTTGTTTAACGCAATCTGGGAAGCTGGGCTAGATCCAAACCGTGTAGTTGCAAACATCTATGACTCTGTAAACGGCAACAACGAGAATCTTAATAAGCTTATTGATGCGCAAGGTGGAGTCCCTTCTCAAGAAGAAGCGCAGCTTGTAGATGACATCGTTCAGGAAATTCGTCAACTTAAGGATGCGTCTGAGCCTGGAGATTCTCCGGTTGCAAACGAGAAGCAGACACCTTCACCGGATCCTCTGCCTGGCTCACTTATTGAAAACATCCCAATTGACTTTGATAACCCTGACTATTACATTCCAAACACAGAAGCATATGTACCTTCACAACCCGAAGTTGATGAGAACGGCTATACAGACAACCCGGAGATTCTTTCTGCAGACTACGAGGTTGCTGATCTTATCGAGCAGATGCTTTCTGGTATCACCGACGGTTCAGGTGCGGCTCTTCTAGCGTTTGATAACGTCACCGTCGAGGTTCCTATCGAGGCAATGCGTGATGCCATTCAATATCAAGACATTAACACCAACCAGATTCTTTTAGATCTTAAGAAAGAATCAAATGATATGAGCGAGCCAGATTCTAAAGCACCAAGACTTCAGGCACACTCACAGATGATTAAAGATCTTGTAGAGCAGACTGGAAATACTCTTGACGATGATACTGCTGACAAGATTCGTGATGCTATAGATGAAAAAGGACTTCTTGATTGGTCCGAGGCAGATGATGCAGAGATCATCGAGGCAATCACTGAAGTTGCTGGCCCTGGACTACTTGGCCAAGAAACTCCGCAGTCCGAGTCACCGGTAAGCCCAACGCCTTCTGCAGAAGTTGCTATTGACTCTCCAGAAGCTGAAACTCCACAGTTTAACTACCCAGGTCCTCGTGAAAATGGATATAGCGCTAACAACATCATTCTTGACTCTAACCGCGTCGCGGTTGGGGCAGGCTCACGTATTCAAGCTCTATCCGACGGGCGCGCTGGGACAATCGTTGCGGTACAAAACATTGACACAAAAACTGGCCGTGATGCAGACTATGCGCGTATTCGTTTTGACGACGGCACGACTGCTGTTCGCTCTGCCCGTCAAATTTTTGGAATTGACGCTGGAGCTCCTGTTGCTCAAGGAGAAGGGCCAGGACAGCTTCCACCAGCTCGTCGTAACCCAGTCCCTCAAGATCCAGCGGTACGTCTTAACGAGCCAGCGCCTCAAGGTATACCAGTTATAGCAGGTAACGGAGACATTCCTGGAGTTATGCTAGCAGACACTCCGCAAGATCTTGTTGAATTTACCAACCCTGACGCTAAGCAATCTGATTACGCAGCGTGGGGTCTGCGTGCTCCTGAAATTGCTCGAGCTGGGCGTGACCGCGCTACTATTAAAAATATAGAAGATCTAGTTGTAAAAACAGAAGAAGCAAGAACTGCAGCACGCAACGCATCGACTGCCGACGAGCGAGACAAGGCTGATGCTGAAGTTTCTTTATACTACACACAGTTAAAGAAGCTTGTGCGCGATACATTTGGTATTCGTGCAGGTGTAGCACTTGGAAGTAGCAATTATACTATTAAAGAAGAAGCAAACGTTAGTTTTTCTATGTACAACTCTGGTGAAGTAAGTGTCGGTATCTCATTTAGAATATTAGACAGTAATGGAACAGATATAGGTCAAGGATCTCGCTCACTTAGACGTGCCAACGTAGAACAGCCAGACGGCATTACAGTGCAAGAATGGTCTGTGTCAAATGATATTCTTGTCATTGAAGACAACAGTAAAAAACAGTCTGGGTTTGCAGCAGCTTATAACAGATATATGGAAGACTGGTACATAGCAAACGGTTTTAAGAAGATAAAGGTACATGCTGCTGCTGGAGCGCGTTGGCAGGGTGGACTTGTCTGGGCGCTTAACGGCTTTATCTGGGACGGACCTAGCCAGGCTAGCAGAGTTCCAGCTATTCTTCGTAAGATGCTAAATGATGCAAGAACTACAGAAGAAGAAAAGAAAATTATTAAAGATATGCAACAGAAGATGGCGGAGCTCAACCCTACAGGTAAATACACTCCAGGTACCGTGCCTACGCCTCTTGAAATTGCTCTTATCGGCTCATCGCAAGGGGCTTCAAAAGGTTCATCGTGGGCAGGAAAGCGTGCAATGTCTGCCCTCGATTGGTATGGAGTAAAGAACCTTGATCCGGCAGCTATCGAGCAGCGCCAAGCTGTAAACTATGATCAGATGCGTAATGCACGAAAGAGAATAGCAGGCAATGTAAATCGTCCTAACGTTAGCCGTGAACTTGTTCTTAAGGCTAACAGTAACGAGTTTGCAGACGCAAACCCAGAGCTTAGACCGTATATTGACTACATCCGTGATGTTCTTAGAAGCAACCGCTCACTGGCAGTCCTGTCTCCTGGCGCAAAGACCGCGTTAAATCGCTTCACCGCTTCTCAGCTTATGAAAGGCGAAGACAGAACACTAAGCCTGGAAGATATTATTAAGTTGCGTATAGCTCTCGATGCAGAGTTTAAGGCGGACAATCCTCTATCAGCTTCAAGTGACTTTGGGGTTGGCAACCAGCTTCTAGACGTTTCAATGGATGACGTTAGAAAAAATAATGTTCCAGGGTTTACCATAAAAGAACTTGGCGTCTATGAATCAGGTGTTAACGATACGTATATGGTGACGCATAACGACTCCGGTCAAATATTCTTTTTGAAGAAGGATGCATATGCTTCAATGTATAGCATCAACGGGCCAGGCGCCGAGATACAGGCAGACACTATGCTACGTGCATCAGGAGTTGTTGCAGGGTATGAAACACGCGTCAGCAACGTAGACCCAGAGGTTCTCGTTATGCAGCGCGCAGGCGTAGGAGTGCCTCTTCTTGGTGAGCCTATGACAGCATCCAATGCACTCTACAAAATGTCTATAGATCTGCCAGACGGCACAACCGTAAAGGTTAACCCACAGAACTTTATGGATCTTCTACATACTCCAGAGGATGCTATTAGGGTGATGCTAGTCGATCTTATCATCAGCAATGTAGATCGCCATAATGGAAATCTCCTAATTGCTATCGATGGAACAGACACGGGTAAAATCAGAATACTGCCTATCGACCATGCGCTATCATCATTTAGTCCTGATGTTGAAAGAATACAGGACACGGTGTTGCAAGTGTTTAACGAAGGTAACGATAATCTTTACGGAATGGCAATGCCAGTTCTAACCAAGCGTCTTAAACAACAAGAGCTTCTTGCTCTGTTTAGAAATGAAGCAAATAATATGATGGAAGCACTAAGCAATCCAGCAAACCTTCCTACAGGAAAAGAACTTGATCTTATAATTTCTAATTTTGGAAGCCTAGACGCGTACCGTCAAAAGATCCAAGAGCGTATTGATTCTCTTCTTAAGCCTAACGGTGAAGGCTATAAGACTTTATTAAATGTTCTTAAACCCAGCTACTGGTCTCAACGATAGGGGAATACGCAATGATAAAAGTGATCCGCGCATTTGATATGAACGACAAGACGCATGCCTTTTCCGTTGTGGCAACCGACAAAGGATTTAAGTATATCTTCCTAAACGACAAGGAAGCTATTTTTAACTCAGGTAAGCGAGTTCAACTTGTTTTAGATGCTGTTAAAAAAGATAAGAAGTCTTTTACAGTAGATGACTACCTTAACCTGGCTAAGTATAACCTAAGTAACTACTATTTCTCTGCTCCCTTTGAAGAGCCTAACGAGAATATCGCCATCAAAAGTGAAAAACTTAAGATGGAGAAAAATAAAAAGAATGAAGACTTAGAGAAGATGTCTAGTAAGTCTGCCGAGCTTACTCGTAGATCTCTAGACATCGAGCAGGTTTTTGTAGACTTCCCAGAGCTCTACGAGCAGCTCATGTCAGATGACCCGGACCAAGAAGTTACGGCGTCTGGCGTGACAGAG